TCTGCGAGCTTACGCTGGGCTTCTTCAGCCTTCACGTTGTCAGCGGCTTGAGCTTTCTTAGCGGCTTCAACATCAGCCAGAGCTTTTGCTTTTTGCTGCATGGCTTGCTCCATCTCGGAATTAACCGAAGACAGACGCCTGTCAGCTTCTTCAAAGGCTTTGGCGATCTTCTTATCCGCCTCGTCCAACTCAACTTGCTTGATGCGAAGTTCCCGATCTACGTCAGCTTTTTTAGCCGTCGCTTCAAGAACCGCAGGGATAGCATCAAGGACCGGACCCCAAACGTCTTGGAACTTACGAAGTGCAGTAGTATCAATAGGCATCGTTAGGCTCCCGGCATACCGGCTTGGATCACGGTCATAACAAGCGACCCCGACGTAATAGTGGCCGAATTCAAACGAACAGCCGTCACAGGCGACGAAATCACACCGTTCGCTGACACCGCAACCCCAGTACCGGGAGGACTCGCGGTACCCAACCCGCTGACCACAAACCAACTGGCCGTTGCGGGATTAAACGTGCTGGAAAAAACGTCGTCGTAAGTAAACTCAACCGAATAATCAACGGTACCCGTCTTCGTGACGCCAATCCCCACGCTAAATGGGTTGCGGTAAGTATCCAAAATAATCGGGGCCGAAACCCCGGCGGCTGTTAACGTAACTCTAACAGGGCGCATCTCAGCCCCCTAATCAGTTTTGGTTGTAAGCAGGAGCGGACGAACCGTCGGCGTTGCGCTGAGCGTACTGAATAACAATCGTCCCGTTGCCGGTAGCAATCGTGCCAGCCAGCGTGTAAGTGACCGTAACGTCCGAAGTGCCGACGTTGTTAACCAGAGCAATCCCGCTCGCTGCAAAGGTCAGCGCAGCCGAACCAGCGTTCGTAACAGTCACAGCAGCGGTGATGTCAGTCGCGCCAATGGTCAGTTTAGCCGTCGTAGCCGCATTGAACAGAGTCGTCGTATAGAACGTGGCCGACAGAATCTGCGAGCCAGCCGGAAGCGTAAAAGCGTTGCCGGTCAGCGTGGTTGCTACGACATTAACTGACTGAGCCAGAACGGTCACGCCGGTATTCGTACCAGCGCCATAACGAACGGTACCCGAGCGTACCGGACCCGAAAAGGTTGCCATCGACATAATAGATTCCCTTATTTGCGCTCATCATCTCAAGGGAGAAGTCTGCCAAGTCAGTTGATGAGCAGGTGATCTTGGATATAAGAACGCTAACATATAAAGCACAAAAAGAAAAGGGGCCGAAGCCCCCTCTCTTTTACTAAGACGAATCTTAGTTGGAACCGGGCGAACCCCAGATGCCGAGCGGATCCGACCAGCCGAAGCTATAACGCTCGCGGGCTTTGTAACGGACGTTGCCGGTATCGAAATCACCGTCCATTCCGGTAGACATAGCGGTACGAACGAAGTGCTTCATGCCGTTAGGAACGTCAGTCAGCAGGAACCAAGCATTCGGGTCGGTCAGGAAGTGGTTAACCGTGTGACCTTCGGGAATGGACCCCATCGCCTTGAGAGCGTTGATGTCATTATCGGTCGTGCCGACGCGCAGTTCCGTTTCCAGCAGACGCTTAGCAACAAACATCAGCGACGGCGGGATAATCAGCTTACGGGGTTTAGCCGCAATCAGCATACCGCGCTCATCGGTCCAAGCAGCGATCTGGATAACAGCCGCCTCAAGCGAGGTTTCGTTCAGGTCAGCGCCAGTAAAGGGCCGATTCTGGTTCCAGCCGCCGTTAACCAGCGGGTGACCGGTCGAAGCCGAAGTGCCAGCGAACAGCGAAGCGTTATCACCGCCGACAAAAGAGCCGCTAAAGCCGTTGTTCAGCACCGAAGCGCCTTTGACTTGCTTGGTGTAAGCCATTGCACGGGCCAGAGCCTTGGTGTAACGAGCCGACAGCGAGTCGTACAGGTTGTCTTCGACAGCTTCTTCGGTCAGGGCGAAACCCATTGCAATGGTTTCATGGGTATAACGAGCAACCCATGCTTCTTGCGCGTTGTCGTACTGAATTGCCGAACCCTCGGTCTTCACCGGAGCAGGAGCAAAGCCCGACAGCTTGGTTTCTTCTTCGAACGAACGCTCGGAACTCTCGACTTCGTAGATTTCCTTGTGTTCTTCGCCGTAGCGGTTGTACTCCATGCCGAACAGTGCGTTCAGGCCGGGGAGCAGTTCCTTGAGTAGTTGGGAACGTGAGATTGCCATTTTAAATTATCCCTTACGCAACGCCGGTCGCAAAGTAGTACGAATGAACACCCTGATTAAACTTGACGATGAACTCAGGGAAAGCGTCCGACTCGGTACCACGAACCACATCAACGATGCGAATAGCAGCCGTCGCACTGTTAGAAGCGATAGTAGCGCCGTCAGTACCAACGGTAAGCGCAACACCCGAGTTACCGGTAGTGGTCGAACCAGCAGTGGTAAAGGTAAGCGTAGTGTTCTTACCGATAACGCCGCGCCAGCCAGAGCCGTTAGTGCCCGAGTTAAACGTGCCCAGTGCAGCGGTGCCTTGGATCTGGAACAGAGCGTCCGGATCGTCCATCACACGCACAGCAACGTCACGATAACCAGCGGTGTAAGCACCTGCGGGCAGATACTGAGCAAACATCTGCTGCTTCATGATCGCGGGCGTAACGAAGCTAGCACCCACGCAAACACCAACGATACCAGCAGTAGTACCGGCAGTAGGCGTAGCAGAGACAGCGGCGGGGATGCCCGCGCTCAGAACAACGAGGTCACCGTTGAAAACCGCATTGGTATTGTTAGTAGTACCAAACGTGTATTCACGGATAACCCCACCATTGTAAGGCTGACCGCCAATCAGATTTAGCGGACGCAGCCCGTAAGGGGAAGCTACAGCAGCCATTTATGGCCTCCAAAGATTAAAGTTTAGATGAACCTGAACCAAAGCTACCACGCGAAGTCTCGGACTTATGGTCCTTGAACAGAGGCATACGCGGGTCATTTTCACGGAAAAGCGTGTTATTGACCGAATCCATCTGTGCGCGGTTTTGCTTGTTGTAATACGCATTGCGTTGATCCATAAGCTCCTCGGGAGCTTTGCACAGGACCAAACCGCCGATTTCCAGATTACCCGAAGGCGTTGCAGTGAGCATCATTTCGGGGTGGTCTTCCGCACGAACCGGCTCCCATCCTTCCCGCAGCTTTCCAGACATATTAGTCGGGTCAGCCTGACCAAGAATAGCGGTGCGAATCCAGCGGAAAACATATCCCGGCTGTGGGGCCGGATCGGGGAGGGTTGCGGCAGGTTGCCACTGACGAACAGTGCGCGCGCGAGTTTCAGCTTCGCGGTTAATGAGGTTACGTTCAGTGCGGTTCTCAGCCATTATCTCTACCCATTTGTTTAGCAACTTCTTTCGCGTAGTCTTCTAACGGGACTCCGAGCCGTTTCGCAAATGCCACCTGTGTCTGCGTCAGCACGATTTTCTTGGGCGCTGTGCTTCGCGTTGCTGGTGCCACCACGTTTGCAGGTTTAGCCTTTTTTACGGGCTTTTCTTCTTCGATCACATCATCTCCGAACGCTTCGGGAAACACTTGCCGGATTCTCCGGTTCAGCTTCTCGTAATATTCATCCGATTCTGCATCGACACCCTGCTTAACCAATTTCTCATGCACCCCCAGAGCGAAGCTGGTCATTTCTTCGTCAGAACCGAACCAAGAGTTTTGGCGTTGCCACGCTTGTGCTTTTGGGTCCGGCCTATACTGGGCGGGTTCTGGTTCACTATATACCCGTTTATTTTCCTGTTGTAAAGTTTCTTCTTCAGGAATTTGAATAAGTTTGTCTTGGACCCGGTTGATCTTAATCTTAGCGTCGGCAATCTCTTCTTGTGCCGCAGCTAAAAGGTCAGCATCACCGTCTTCATATGCCTTCTTAAACTTGGCCCTAGCCTGCGCCAACTCGGCTTCAGCAGCGGATTTATTCGCCTCTGTAGCGGTCCTATTAGACTGGTTGGCATAGGTTTTAAGCTTCTTGTTCTCCTCGTATACCTGTTGGGCAAACCGAAGAGCCTCTTCTTTCTCCCGAGCAGCGGCTTCTTTAGCCCGACGCTCATCGTGATAGCCCTTGGACAGGTGCTGAATACGCTTCTTTACCTTGTCCGAATAGTTCTCAAGCTCATCCTCGGTGACTTCCGAGGGGGGTTCAGACGCCTCACGGCCCCGGTCTTTCTCAGGGGTATCGTCTACAACCTCAACTTCTACCTCGTTGCTGACCTCTTTCTCAGTATCAGCAGCCTTAGCTTCCTTCTCATCAGGAAACTCAAACTCAACTTGCTCGCTCATTTAAGTCTCCTTAACCAGCGCGGGTAATGCCACGGGGATCTTCAACAACGGCCTCGACCATATCGTCGTTAATAAGCCGAAACTCCCGACCATGAATCTTCAGACGGGTGCCAGCATAAGCACGGGTAATAACGAAATCACCCTCCTTACACCATGCTCCAGTCGGAAACTTGTCGGCGTCCTTATAAGCCATGTCACCGGCCTTAATGACGAAGAGAACCACCGTACTATGCTCTTCAACCCTCACTGAAGAGTCCGCTTTAAGGATTCCAGACTCAAACTTATCTTCTACTTCCGGCACCGCACACAGCAGTTTGTACCCTTGAGGTTGGGGTAGTTGGGTTGCTGCGGTTTTTTCTTCACTCATCAAAATGCTCCAGTCTTCGCATGAGGTCGGTTACATGAGACTGCGCAAGGCTTAGACCCCGAATCACCCCGCACAGATACTTATATTCTTCAAACGTCTTGGGCGCACCCTGCTGCAATGCAGAGGTGTTAGTTGCAATCTCCTCACCGAACTGGGCGAGGAGATGTTTGAGGATCTTTTCTTCCATCAGCGTCCGCCACCGGACCTTTTGACCGCATCAACCATAGTCTTGATGTTTGTCTGGCGCTCCTGCATGCCAGCCTTTTTAAGCTCCAGAGCCAGCTTCTGTTGGTCAAGTTGCATCTTGGCTTGGCTCTCCATCATCTTGCGCTGGGAGTCCTGCGCCTTCAGTTGAAGCTCCTGCTGCTGCATTTGGATGATCGGATCTTGGGCCTGTTCAGCGGCTTGCTGGGCTTGAGCTTGTGCAATATGCGACTGGAGGAGTTGTTGTGCAGCCATCGCGCTAAGTTGAGAGACTTGAACCTCCATCTCAGGCGTCATACGCTGATCTTCTTCGCCCTCTTTGGCTTCGTCTTCCATCGGAGGCAGCGACACGCCGAGTTGTTTCTCGATGTCCTTGCGATACTTAAACGCCAAGTGATCCATCATGTGCGCTTGAATAGCCGCCATCGTCTGTTGTGCAGCGGGGTTCTGCTGCATCATTTGCTGGATCATCGGGTCTTGCGACATCGCTTGGTGGACTGCGATATGGGCATCGTGGTCCTGATACATAAACGCCTTAGCCGGCTTGCCCTTCAGCAGGAACATGTTCTCGCTAACCGGATCTTTGGGCGTCTGATCCTCTTCCATCGGGATCAACTTATTAGCGTTCTTGATGCCAATAACCTCAAGCATCTGGCGGTGCAGCATCGGGAGGTCATAAATCTGAGGCGCACCTTGCGCCAACTGCATCACTGCCTGATACTGAACGATGCGTTGTCCCATCGTCGCGGCGTTAGGGTCGCTGACAGGAATAATCTCAACATGCTCGAAATCTTCCTTTTTAGCTGCGCGGCCTTTTTTGCCGTCTACCTCGTATGTATAAGCGTCGTCGGCATAGTCGCGTACGATGCCCTTAAGGAGCTTGAACTCCTGTTTGAGCGTGAAATGAACGCGAGCTTGGACGGCACTCATGACTTTGAGCATGCGCTCAAGGATTGCCATCGTTGTCCCGACGGGCGCTTGTGCCGACATATCGGAGACTTTAAGGTCCGCAATTGACGCAAGTCTGCGACCGTCTTCAACAATAATCCCAAGCAAGCCGCTCAGAACCTGACTCGGTTCTTTATATGGCAGGGGCAGAATGTTGTCTCGGATGCTGCCGCTCGGCACATCCACATCACGGAACTCGCCCGGAGCGATGGGTGTATCGTCACCCTTTACACGCAGACCCCGAGATTTAAGACCGCCGGGCAGATTGGAAAGAGTCCCGGCATCGACAAGCTGACGAAGAATAGATGTACCAGCGCGAGCGTAGCCACCCACGATATGAATAAGACCAAGGCCGTAAAAGCCAAAGCCCGGAATATACGTATAGTGGACGAAGTGCTGGCGCTTGAGCTTCTGGGGGTCTTCTTCAAG